GGTGGCGGTTGGAGGATTGAGGAGTTCTGATGATCACGAAAGAGCAAGAACAGCGACTTCGCAACTGGGCGCGAGCAAACCGCGAATGCCCAAGAGTCAAGAAGGGGGCGACGCTTGTCTTCTGTGAGTCGCTTCGCTACTGGTATGACCACGAGGCGGAAGAGGGAGATGACGAGCCGCCGACGCGACCGCCGCAGGCAGAGAGACGGGGCATCGACGTCGACGACGCTAACCTGATCGACCGAGCTTACAGAGATCGAGAAATGCGTAACATCAGCCGCGCAGTTCTGCGCATGTTCTACTGCGAGAAGCGCCACCCCAGGGACATCGAACGCGAGCTCTCGCTAGGGGAAAAGACGCTCAACATGCATAGGGAACGAGCCGTCAATCAGATCTTCCGAATTGTTGAATCTTTGGAGAAGGAGGCGTAAAATGACCAAATAAGGTCGTATGACAGCTGCAGTTGGCAGTCCGGTTTTCCGTGGGCTCCCGTATGGGAGCTTCGGCGTGCCCGAAAGAAACGAACCCGCAAGCGTATGCAAGCGTTTCAGAGCTGACGCTAGCTTGAGTTAAGATGTAATTGAGCCCGTGGTGAAGAACTGCGGGCTTTTTTCGTTTACAACACCGCGAACGCCTCTCAACGATGCGCAACCCGCGCGGTTTCCATTCGCTACCTTAGGTCAGTTTGCTCTAAGGCCTGGGTGGGGAGAAATCCTCGCCCTCTCTAATTCCTTGGGTTACCTATGAAGAAAGCTATTGTGGCGGCCATTGCGGTCGCCTTTTTCGTTTCTACAGCAGCTGAAGCACGAGGTGGTCGTGGGTTCAGCGGCAGTCGTTCGTTCTCCCGTCCTGCTCCCACGAAGAGCTATGCACCGAAGCGCACGACCGTTGTGAAGAAGAACACGACCGTCATCAACCAGACGGTTAACAGCTCCGCCACGTCAAGCGGCGGCGGGTTCTGGTCTAGCGTCATGGGTTCGGCTGTCGGCTCGACGGCGGGTTCTATGGCGGGTAATGCTATTTACGACTCCATGACGAAGGACGACGAACCGAAGCAACCGGCACAGCCTCAGCAGCCACAGGTCATTTATGTTCCTGTCGGCTCTGACGGCAAGCCAGTACAGCAGGCTCAATAAAACAAACCCTTTTAATTTGGAGGTGCTATGACTGAAAAAAAGAAAAGCCTTGGTGCTTCCAAAAAGGCGCAGGGTCGACCTACCGATTACACGCTTGATAAAGCCGATCAGATCTGTGAGTGGTATTCCAACGGACAGACTTTGACCGCTTGCTGTCGAGAACTGGGAATCGGAAGGACAACGCTCTATCGATGGATGGTCGCACATCCTGAATTTTCGGAACGTCTCGCGCGCGCGCGGGAATTGTTTGCGGACTCTCTCGCTGATGAATGCCTGGCTATTGCAGACAACACTGAAGAAGGTCAGATCATCGAAGAGGGCACGAACGAAAATGGAGCCTTCAGCAAGATCAAGCGAGTGGACATGATCGATCATCGCAAGCTGAAGGTCGACACCCGGCTCAAGCTACTGGCTAAGTGGGCACCGGCTCGATACGGCGATAAGAAACAGGTTGACGTGAACAACGTCACGCCCGTGCAGGTTGTCTTTAAGGACGACTTGGAGGACTGATGAAGGCTACGTCTCTGAAATCAATCGTCGGACAAGGGTACGGCGGCTTTTGGAGATGCAAGCAGCGCTATCGAATCGTGAAGGGCAGTCGAGGCTCGAAGAAGTCAAAGACGACTGCGCTTTGGTACATCCTCAAGCTCATGGAGCACCCTGACGCAAATTTGCTTGTGGTCAGACGCTATGAGCGAACGCTACGCGACTCGTGCTTTGCCGACTTGAAGTGGGCGATCGGTCGCCTCGGGTTCGACGCGCTATGGAAGTCGACGGTTAGCCCAATGGAGATTACGTATCTTCCGACTGGGCAAAAGATTCTCTTTAGAGGTCTGGACGACGGTCAAAAGATCACGTCCATCACCGTCGAGAAAGGCGTTCTCTGTTGGGTATGGTGCGAAGAAGCGTACCAGCTCGAGAAAGAGGACGACTTCAACAAGCTCGATATGTCCATTCGTGGCGCGGTTCCGCCTGGCCTCTTCAAGCAGATCACTCTGACCTTCAATCCGTGGTCTGAACAAACATGGATCAAGCGCCGGTTCTTCGACACGCCTTTGCCGGACGTCTTCGCATTGACGACGACATACAAGTGCAATGAGTGGCTTGATGAGCGCGACATTGCCCTCTTTGAGGACATGAGACTGCGCAATCCTCGCCGCTATCGCGTTGAAGGTCTGGGTGAGTGGGGCATCTCCACTGGCCTGATCTATGACAACGTCGAGCAGCGGCCGCTCGACCTGCGGACGCTTCTGCAGGATCGTGCGCTTCGGCCTTTCCACGGTGTCGACTTCGGCTTCACCGATCCGACGGCATACGTTGGCGGCCTTATCGACGAGCAGGCGAAGACGATCTACATCACTCAGGAGCTCTACCGACGCGGGATCACGAACCAGCAGCTCATCGAAGAGCTGAGGCGGCTCGGGATCCGGCGCGAGGAGATTTACTGCGACTCGGCAGAGCCAAAGTCTATCGAGGAGCTCAGGGCGGGCGGCATCAATGCACGTCCTGCGCTTAAGGGGGCTGACTCTGTGCTCTACGGCATCCAGAAGCTCCAGAACTTTCACATCGTCATCTCTGACGCATGTCCTGAGACATGGCGCGAGATTTGCTCGTATGCATGGCTCGAAGACCGGCAGGGCAAGCAGACCGACAAACCAAATCACGACTTCTCGCACTGCATGGACGCTTTGCGCTACGGGGCGACGCCATACATCAACGCTAAAGGATTCTCATGGAGCAAGGTGTTCTGACCATGCGCAAAGACAGCGCGGACGACTGCCTCGCGGCCGCAAAGGGCCGTACAGAGGGCAGCGACGTCCCTGTCGAGATGTCGCAGGATGCAGCGATCAAGCTTTACCGCACGTCATGGCTCGCGCGTAACATCATCGACATGTACGCCGAGGACATGACGGCGGCCGGCGTCAAGTGGATCTGTGACGCTAAGACGGCTCAGCTCATCGAGCGTGAGTTCCGTCGCCTCCACGTGTGGGAGGTCCTTACCGACGCTCTGCGTTGGTCGAGACTGTTCGGCGGGGCGATTGTCTGTATCGACATGGACGACAATCAACCCGCCGAGCGGCTCAATCCATCCGCGCGCCTTATCGCCCTTCGCGCTTTCTCGCGCTATGAGGCGACGCCTAACGTCGTGAAGCTCGATCCTGAACGCCCTGGTGAGCCGGGCGAGTACAAGGTCACGCCGCGCATTTATCAGCAGACGTTCGACCTGCACTGCTCGCGGGCCATCAGGTTTACGGGAGCCAAGCTTCCGCCCGAAGCGGCTGCACAGCAACAGCTCTGGGGCGACAGTGTACTGAACGCCCTCAAAACGCCAATCGAGCGCTACAACTCTGCGCTCGAGTCAGTGGACGAACTGCTCAAGCGATGCTATCTGCGCTTCCTCGGCCTGCAGAACTTCTGGCAGGCAATGCAGGAGACCGACAGCGCTTCGGCAATGGGCAAGGCCGTCGCTTTCATCAACGAGATGCAGAACATCTCCGGGTTGACGGTTGCGGACAGCGCGGACGTCTTCTCGTCACAGCAGTACAGCTTCGGCGGGCTGAAAGACATCCTGATGTCGATGTCGCAGGATAACGCGGGTGCGGCTGGCGTGCCTCTGGTGCGCCTCTTCGGTATGTCGCCAGCGGGCTTCTCAACTGGCGAGTCAGACCTGCGCAACTACTACGACAACATTCTGAGAGCTCAGGAGAGCAAGCTTCGAGAGCCGATCCAGCGCATCGTAAAGGTCGTCCTCGAGAGCGAGGGAATCCAGACCGACGTGGACTTCGAGTTCATTCCGGTGCAGCAGCCTACAGAAGCCGAGAAGCAGGCGGCTACGCAATCCGCCGTGGATACGATCATGCGTGTCTACGAGGGAGGGCTCGTCACGGCCGACAAGGCGCTTGAAGAGATTCGTCGGCGCTCCGAAGTGTCGGGGCTCTTCGCATCGATCACGGAAGCCGATGTCTCAAGGCTCAAGGATCCTGAGGTTCCCCTGCCTGACCTCTCAGGCGTCGACTTTGACGCGATTGTGAGAGGAGAAGGGAATGCCGGCGTTTAATCACGAAAAGACGATCTTCAATCGCGTTCGGCCTCAATACGCACGCATTGCTCAGCTCGTGCAGGCGATCATCTCATCGCACATCACGCCCGAGGGCAGGATCGATGATGTGGACGCCTTGGAGCGAGACCTGAGACGCTACAGCCTGAACGTGGAGGCGTGGGCGACCGCCTTCTGGCTTCGTCAGGACGAAAGCCTGAGTCGATCCATAGCACGCGACTTCAAGCGGGTGGGCCTGACGGTTGATCCTCAGTCGCCTGTCGTTCGAGCCGCAGTCGAGCGGCTTCACAGGGAGCAGGTTGACCTAATCAAGACGTTGCCTATCGACGCAGGCAAGAAGGCACAGGACATGGCACGCCGTGCCGCGATGGAGACGGGCAAGCGAGCGGAGATGCTCATCGACCAGCTCCGTGGCATGAAGCCAGGATATCCCGAGTACGCCGCTAGACGCCTTGCGCGAACCGAGACGGCGAAGGCACAGGCCGCGCTCGTGCAGACGCAGTCATCCGAGCTCGGCATCAAACAGTACGTATGGCGAACCGTGCGCGACGAAGCCGTGCGCGACAGCCACGCCGCGATGGAAGGCAAGGTCTGCGACTGGGACAACCCGCCAGAGGTCGAACCGGGCCTGCGGCATCATCCAGGCGGCATCTACAACTGCAGGTGTTATAGCGAACCGCTGTTGCCGAAGGTGAAGAAATGAATTTTGGAGACGGAATTTCGATCTCCCCGACGAGGAAGGTCACGCCAGAGGGCTACCTCCTCTGCAAGGGATGTCGCATCGCGCGAGTCGGCGGGCGTGAGTATCTCGCTGAAGAGATCGCGAACGTGCAGCCGGTCGACGGCAAGGTCACGGTCATGAGGTCTGCGGACTCGCTCTTTGCTCCCGAGACGATTGCATCGCTTGAGGGCAAGCCTGTTTGCCTCGAGCATCCGCCCGGTGCGGAGATGTTCGACGCGAACACTTGGAAGAACTTCATCAAGGGCGTGATGCTCCACGTCGCGCCTGGGTCGGGAGCCGATGCAGGCTGCTTGGTTGCCGACCTTCTCATCTACGACAAGGACGCCATCAACGCAATCATGTCGGGCGAGGCCACAGAGCTTTCTCTGGGTTACTTCTCCGAAGTGAAGGATGCAGGTGGTGGCATCGGAGTAGAGAGCCCTCTACAGGGCAACCACGTCGCACTCGTCCCTCGCGGGCGGTGCGGTTCTATCTGCGCAGTCAAAGACAGCGCAACAAACCAAACGGCTACAGGAGACAAAATGTCTTTTTTCAAGAAAGATGCCGATCCTGCAGGGGAAGCCTCTCCTGCAGCTAACGACGAGAAGCTCAAGGCCTTGCAGGATCAGGTGACTGCTCTGCAGGATCAGATCGCCGAGCTTCAGAAGTCTGCCCCCACCGCCGATGCCGACCCTGAAGGTCAGCCGGAGCCGAATCCTGAGGAAGGCGCACAGCCGCCCGCTCAGGAAGGCAGTCCCGACGACAAGAAGGACGACGGCATCGTTACGCCGGCACAGCCTGAACCCGCCAAGTCCCCCGACTTCGTCGCCACGCCCGAAGCGATCGCCGAGATCGTGAACCGCGTGCTCGAGGCTCGAGAGGCGGCCAACATCGTCGACGAGTGCGTCAAGAAAGACGCGGCTACGGTCGCGCCGAAGCTCGATGCCGCTACGCCGAACCTCGCTCTTGCCGCTCTTGCCGAGTACGCCAAGACCGAAGCGGGCAAGGCCATTCTCGACGAGTACGGCGGCCTCGATGCCATCAAGAAGGACGCCGCTCTGGATGTCCTGAAGTCCTGCGCCATTGCCGAACGCATGCGCGCCAAGAACGGTCTCGCCATGGGTCGCAAGGACTCCGCAACGGTAGAACGCCCGTCTTTCTTCGAGCAGGCAAAGAAACTCTGGAACTAAGGAGATCAAAATGATCGTTAATCCGCAATACCGACAGGTCGCCGGCTTCGCTGGTTCTGTCACTCAGTCCGGCGCTGTCATCAAGAGCGCTGCGGCCGCTACCCGAATTCCTGCGGGCACTCCGGTCAAGTACAAGGACGGCAAGGTCGTCGCTCTTGAGGGAACGGAAAAGGCGCAGGATATTTTCGGCATCGTGATGAAGGTCGCGACGCCGTTTGAGCCGTTCTACCCGGGCGATCTTATCGAGGTCGTTCACGAAGGCTACGTTCAGGTCGCTTTCGACGAAGAGGCCGACGCCGCCCCCGTGCGTGGCGGTCAGGTCTTCTTCGATACCGAGAAGAAGCTCTTCACGACGGACAACACCAAGGTCGCCGTCCGCGCCATCTGGGCTTCCGATGGTTTCGGTGACGGCATTGCCGAAGTCCAAATCTTCCCGTTCATCCCGTCTGCTACCGCTTAAGGAGGAAAGATAGATGCTTACCAACGAACAGGCTGTGCAGATCCTGAACGCGCAGCTCTCTAAGATCGATCCCGAGATCATCAAGCCGCTCTCCGTCTACACGTGGACGCGAGATCTTCCGGAAGGTAAAGACCTCGACCGACTCGTTGACTCTCTCGTGCTCACGAAGATCACGGCTGGCTCCGGTCAGGGTACGTCGAAGGTCGCAGGCAAGTCCTGGATCGCCAAGAACGGCAACGACCTGAAGGATGTTGACATCGGCATGACCGCCGAAGCCGTCCGCGTCTATGACGCCGGTCGCGAGCTCTCCTGGACGGGAGCCGAGCTCGAGCGCTTCCAGAAGTTCGGCGTTCGCTTTGACTCCGAAAAGCTTGAAGTGCTCAACGACATCTTCAACCAGGAAGCTCAGGCCACCGGCTATCTCGGCGACAAGGACTTCGGGTTTGAAGGCTTGCTCAATCAGTCCAAGACCGTCGAAACGGTCAAGGGTGCAGATCTGCTCGCCGCCGACACGGTTGATACGTCGAAGCTCATCACGGCTATCGATTCGGCCATGCGTCAGGCTGAAGAAGCCTCTGGCGAAATCATCATGCCGAACCGTCTGCTCCTGAGCCCCGCCGACTACGTGAAGCTCCACTCGATCAAGATCGACGTGAATAACACGAACACGGTCAGCGCCATCGAGTACATCGAAAGGTTCTCCTATGCCGCCACTTCCACGGGCGACTTCAAGGTGCTCAAGGTTAAGGAATGCAAGGGCATCGGCACGGGCAAGAAGAATCGCTGGGTCTTCTACACGCCTGACAGCCGCTATCTGAAGTTCAACGTGATGCCGATGTGGCGCGAAAAGGTGTACGACAAGGGTTTGCAGTACTGCGCTGCCTATCTGTGGCGCATCGCTGAACTTCAGGTTCGCCATCCCGAAACGATTCTCTACGTCGACGGCATTTAATCGACATCCGAGGCGACCATGGAACTTTATGAGAACTTTCGCGAAGCCTTCGTTGAGTTCGACGACTATCCAGAGTCTCGCGTGAGGTACTTCCTCGAGCGGGCGGTGGACGCGATTCCAGAAGGTCGCTTCGGCAGAGAGACGGACTTCGGTCGCTTCCTCTACGTTGCGCATCACTTGACCGTGCTCGGATCTGGTGAAGCGGGATCGTCTGTAGGGAGCACACCGAAGACCGGCATTGCTTCGAAGACGGTCGGCTCTGTATCGATCAGCTACGACACAAGCTCGAGCACCGAGGCCGATGCGGGCTACTGGAACGCAACAGGCTACGGTCGTCTGTTTTGGGGCCTGCTCAAGCGCTATCGTCGGCTACCGATCATTGCGGTCGGAAGGGCGAGATGGCCATGAAGCTAAATGTGAGCGTTACAGCGCACGGCGACAACTGGCTTGTGCAGTCGGTCAAGGAGCTTGCGGAGGCCAGACGGCACTATGTTAAGGTCGGGTTCGTTCAGAACATGAGGCAGAACCGAACCGATATGCCTGGCACGAACGCTTTCATTGGCTACGTGCAGGAGCACGGGGTCCCGTCGAGGGGCATACCTGCTCGTCCATTCCTGATTCCCGCGTTTTTGGACTGCGCTGACGACGCCGAGGCCTACATCAGGCAGGGCTTCGAAGAGGCGTTGACGGACAAAGGAGCCGTCGCGCGAGGGCTCGGGTATGCAGGCTCGTTAATCCGTAACCGAGCAAAGGATCGCATCGTCGATAGCGAGGGATTTGATCCGCTGAAGCCTGCGACCTTGAAGCATCGCAAAAGAATTGGGTTCAAGGGAACGAAGCCACTGATCCATACAGGTCAGCTTCTTTATGCAATCACGTACAAGGTGGAGTAATGGCTTGTCTTGACGTATCCGAGATCCTCGACGATCTCGATCTTTGCGATCAGTGCAAGGTGATCCATCGCGTGACCGAAACGGTCAACGGACGCAAGCTCGCTCGAGGAATCGAGCATCAGATCATCGCCGTGATCCAGCCTGCATCCCCCGTCGACATACAGCAGCTTGCCACCCAGGTGGGCTCCGGATTCGTCGGCGAGACGCTGTCGATCTGGACGCGCGAGCGCTTGTCCGTCGGTTCCGACGGCAGTCTCGGCGACTTGATCGACTTCAAGGGGCAGCGCTACAGCGTCGCCTCGGTTGAAGACTACTTCGCCAACGGTCGCTACTTCCGCGCCTTGGCTACGAGGTTTGGAGATGTATAAGACCACTACTCAGCGCCCCGGCATCGTCGGGCAGACACCAGGCCGAAGCATCATCGGTTATGAGTTCGAGGACGCCTTTGGAGCATGGCTCTCCGATGCGCTCGAGCTCCCGCGTGACTGCGTGATCCCCGGTTGGAAATTCGCGCGTGAGAAAGCGCCCGACTGGGCGGACTGCGCGTTCTTCTACCTCGGCACGGTCAAGGCCGACGAGGTTGATCAGGAGCCAACAGAAGACGGTGGCATGGTCATCGACTACTACGGTCAGCTCACGATCACGGTCGTGCTCTACGGCATGAACGCTCGCCTCCTGTCGATGCTCCTATGCGACACATTCTCGGTCGATCAGAACGCGGAATATCTACACAAAGTGTGCGGCCTGGCTTACGTCGACTCTCAGGTGCAGGCTCAGCTCCTCGAGCCTGTGGGCGGCGATTACCGCCAGAGAGCCGACGTGTCGATCACTTTCAACTACCACTATCAGCGGACGTGGGCGGTACGACCGATCGCCGAAGCGCCCGACGCAACAATCTTCAAATCGTGAGGTCTGTGATGACTCTTTCCGTATCTCGCGTCGTGAACGTCTCTGTCAGCCTGAGCCCTCAGGCAGCGCAGAAGCGCGGCTTCGGCACGCTCTGCATTCTTGGTGACAGCGGCGTCCTCAACGACTCTGAAACACTCCGCTTCTACAATGGTGCGGATGAGGTGGCAACCGACTTCGGCGTCGATGCCCCCGAATACCTCGCGGCGACCTGCTACTTCTCGCAGTCGCCCAAGCCGAAGGAGCTGTGTGTCGCTCAGTGGCGCAACGCTCCGACTCCCGCCGCCCTCATGGGGGGCACGCCGTCTCAGATCTCTGAGCTTCAGATTTCCGGTGCGGGCTTCAAGATCACGATCGACAGCGAGGTGATCGACGTGACTGATCTCGACACCAGCAAGGCCGTTTCGGTCGAAAACGTCGCCTCGCTCATCACCGCAAAGCTCGGCGGCAAGGGCGCTTGCACCGTCGTTGACGGTCGCTTCGTGATCACCTCTGCCAAGTCTGGCTCCGCATCCAAGATCACAGTCGCATCCGCTCCGAGCAGTGGCACCGACATGTCGTCGCTTCTCGCTCTGACGGAAGAGACCGGCGCTAAGGTTGTTGCCGGAAAGGACGACACGGAGACCGTCACCGACGCTCTGTCTCGACTCTTGCTCGAGCGAGGACGCGACTTCTATGGTCTTGTGCTCGCAACGACTCAGAAAGTTGAAGATAACGCTATCATCGCCATCGCGCAGCAGATCGAAGCGAGCGACGATGCTCATGTCTTCGGCGTGACGCTTACCGATGAGGCGCTCAAGAACACGGCCTATAGCGAAGAGGCCGAGGATGTGGCCTCAAAGCTCAAGCGCGGGGAGTTCTCACGCACGGCGGTCTTCTACGCAGACTTCGCGCAGGGTGACAGCGCTTACCGCGTCAATCCGTATTTCGCCGCATCTGCTTTTGGTCGCATGTTCTCCGTCAACTTCGAAGGCTCGAAGACGACGTTGACGCTGAAGTTCAAGAAGGCTCCGACGATCCAACCGAGCAACCTGAACGCGACCGAAGTCAAGAATCTCGAAGACCGAAACATCAACGTCTACGCGACCTACGCGAATGGCACGACGATCATCGAGCAGGGTGTCATGGCGAGCGGTCAGTTTGCCGACGAACGTCATGGCCTCGATTGGCTGCAGGATGCCGTGCAGACCGCAGTCTTCAACTGCCTCTATCAGAGCAAGACGAAGATTCCGCAGACGCGCGACGGCGTAGCGATGATTCAGGCCTCGATCGAAAACATCCTCGCCCAGGGTGTGGCCAACGGCCTGATCGCACCTGGCAAGTGGACGAGTGACGCATTCGGCAACCTCGAAACGGGCGACTACCTGCCGTCCGGTTACTACGTCTACGCAAACGATCTTGACGAGCAGGATCAGGCAGACCGCGAAGCCCGCAAGTGCCCGCCGTTCCAGTGTGCCGTCAAGCTTGCCGGCGCTATCCACAGCGTCGACATTACGCTCAACATCAACCGTTAAGGAGGGAAGATGGCTAAGGAAAGCTACACGCTGGCTCACGTCAGCATCACCTATGCGCCCTTCGGCGCGGCGTCTTTTGACTGCAAGAACGGCATCGCCGAGAGCGGCTGCACGATCGCCATGTCTGAAGACTTTGGCGAGCGCGTCAAGGGGGGAGACGGCTCCTCCATGTGGACGGAGTACTGCTCGCAGGACGGCACGATCACGCTCAACGTGAACCCGTACAGCCCTGCCTACGCCTTCTTCGTCGCCCTGCAGAACGCTCAGCGTATGAGCGGCACGAAGGGGCGAGACACGATGACGATCCTCAACCGCGATCTCAATGAGATGATCAGCTGCGCTCAGTGCGCGATCCAGTCGATCAGCGGCGAGACCTACGACAAGAGCGGCGCGACTGTTCGCGTCGTGACGATCAACTCTGGCACGATCACGAGGATGTCAGCCTGATGAACTACAAAGACATTCAGATTAACGGGGTCACCTTGCGACTCTTTAAGATGTCGCCCTTCGACCAGTACGACATAATCAACACCTTGATCCCGAGCCTGTCTGGCGTGCTGCGTGCAGTGGCGAGCATGAGAAAGGGGGCGGGAATCGCGGTCGATAACGCAGAGGGCCTCGCGCTCGCGGTTGACGAGTTCCTTGCCAAGGTCTCGCCGGAGCAGCGCCGAGATTTGCTCTTTCGTCATCTTCTCTCGCCCGAGTCCGTGAAGATCGTTGTGAACGGCTCTGAACTGCCGCTCATCAGCGACACTGGCACGGCGAAGACCGTGATGAACGAACAGCTCAACGACATCACGTACCTCCTGCAGATCGGCGCTGAGGTCTTGAAGTTCAACTTTGAGCGTTTTTTCGCGTTCGGAAAGAGCACCCTTTCCCGAAAGTAAGGCGCGATCAGCGAGTGGAGAGCGCGGGGCTTCTGGAGCTTCCGCGCTCTTTTTGCATGACCCCGGTCATGCGTGGCTTCATCAGCTACGCAGACCTCGTCGAGAAGCGGGTCGACCTTGCTGACCTGTGGCTCATCAACGTCTCAATCCGGATCACGGACGAGAACCAACGACGACTCATGGAGGTCATGAAGCATGATCGAAACGCTTAAGGAGTTCGCGCTCAAGCTGACCGCGATGGTCGACAAGCCGGCTCTCAATGAGATGACAGATGCGGTCGACACCACGGCTGCTTCGATCTCGGACTTCGCCCAGAAAGCAATTGGAGTGCTGACTGCAGGTGCGTTCGCGATGGCAGTTCAGGACACAGTCAACCGCTTCAACGGTTTGGCGGACGCGGCCGCCCGAATGGGCAACATCACGGCGAAAGAGCTCGATCGTCTGGGGTACATTGCAGACCACACTGGATCGAGCGCGGACGTAGCGTCAGCTTCCTTCGAGAATCTATCGAAGATGATCGGCGAGGCCGCGAACGGCGTCGGCGGCGGCGCAGAGCTTTTCACGAAGTACGGGCTCTCCGCGAAGAACGCAGACGGATCGATCAAGAGCGTGACGCAAGTCCTTGACGAACTCAAGGCCAAGATGTCGAAGCTCTCGCAGTCGCAGAAGGCGGCGATCCTGCAGCAGATGGGTATGGACAAGACGCTCGTCGACATGGTGAGCACTGACACCCAGGCGCTTGCATACGAGTACGACAAACGCACTCAGCTGCTCGGTGTCAATGCTGACGAGATGGGAGAGCTGTCCGCGGACTTCAACGACAACCTCGGCAAGATGACGCGGAGTTTCTCCGACGTCATGACGGCCGTTGTCGTGCGCATCCTGCCGCCGCTGACGGACGCGTTCAAGACCGTCACGAGGTGGATTACGGAATCGGGCGACAAGATCGTCAAGATCATCGAGCCCTTCACCGCCGTCATCCGCGTGATGGTGCGCCTTATCAACGGCGCGCTCGTCGCAGTTGGTTCCTTCATCGACATCGTCGGCGGCCTACCAGGTTACCTCGCCCTTGCGACTGTGGCGTGGAAGGCGCTGAATGTTGTGATGAATGCGTCGCCAATGGTGAAAGCTGCCTCGCTCATTGCGGGCGTCGTAAGCGCGATAGGGCTTCTGATCGACGACTTCAAGGTGGCAAAAGCGGGCGGCGAGAGCTTCTTCCAGTTCTGGAACGAGCCGTGGTTCGACAGATTCCTAAAGGGGGCGGAAGGCGTCATCAGCTTCTTCGGAAACCTGGAGAATCTCCTTCTCTCCTTTGGCGGGACGCTCTCCGGGGTGGTGGTTGGGATTTTCACGGGAGACTTCGCTCTGCTCGAAGAGCAGGGACGGGCATTCTTCGATGCCTTTAAGGGCATGTGGGAGGGCTTCAGAGACTTCGTCTGGGGCATCTTCGACGGCCTCGCAGGAGCGCTCGAGTACGCCTTCCAGAAGTTCTTCCCTGATGCTCATGAGACAGTCACGGCTTTCGGTGACGCGATTTCGAGCGCTGCCAATACCTTGCTCAAGGCGATCTCCGACCTTTTCGACAAAGGGCTCGGAGAGCTTGGTGACAAGGTCTTGGGCTGGGTTGCTGGCATAGGCGGAAAGATCTCTGGCGCGATCGGGGGAGTCAAGAGCTTCCTCGGGTTGGGGGACGATGAAAAGGGCGGGGTGCTAACGCCTGACAGTGCCACAGTTGCCGCGATTGCGCCGACGACATATGCGCAACAGAGCACGATGACCAACATCAACAACACGGTGAACCAGACGTTCAACGTTAAGAGCCGTGAAGAGGCAGGCTTCCTCGCGACGAAGACACCTCGCCTGATGGGAGGTGCAGCATGAGCTTCTTTGAAAACCAGATTGTCGGTATTGCCGGCACGCTGATCGGGAAGATGCTCACGATCAGCCCCTCCCGATCATTTGCTGGCTTCAGCGAGTTCTGCTCCATCACCGAAGTACACAACGCCGCTGTGCAGGCGACGCAGTATCCAATCGAAGACGGGACGCAAGGGACGGATCACATCGTCCGCCTCCCTGATGTCTTGCAGTGGGAAGTCGTCTTTGAAGAGCGTTCGAATCCGCGTCAGACCTACGATCGCCTGCGCAAGCTGATGATCTCTGGCGAGCCGTTCAAGGCTGAGACGGGGCTCAAGTCCTACACGAACTTGATTCTCCTCTCGATCTCCGCCTCGCAGGACGTGCATACTGGACGTATCCTGCGGTGCACCCTATCACTGCAGGAGATCATCATCACGAGCGCTGTGGCGACCGCCTTGCCGCCTCGAGCGAGGCAGGCTCTGGCGAACCAGACGGGGTCGACAGCGAAGACGGGCAGCAAGAGCCTCGGAGAAGCAAGCCCGAAGCAAAAGTCCGATTTGGATCACATAGCCGAGGACGTAAGAGGATTCTTCCGATGAGTTCAATTTATCGAGTTCCGCTCAACCCTTTTGCAGAGCAGTTCCAGATCGAGATCAACGGAACTAACTACCTCATCCGGACCCATTGGAATGAGGCGATCAAGCGATGGACGCTTGATCTTGGCACTAGTGGAGAGCATTGGCTCATCTGCAATATGGCCATGGTCGCGGGCGTTGATCTGCTCGCCCAGCACGCGCATCTTGGCCTCGGATTCAAGATGCTCGTGCAAGTCGACGGGGACTCGGCGGCCGACGTCGGAGCCGAGGGCTTTGGCGACGGATCTGAGCTCTTCGTCGTCATAGAGGATGCGTGATGAGAAACTACGGACGAAAGATCGGGCTTCTCATCGCGGGCAGCTCTGGTGATGCGATCGATCTCTCGGGATTTCGCGTCGTCTTCTCTGTCGAAAAGACGGCTGCCGAGCAGCCGAACAAAGCGAAGATCGAGATCTGGAATCTGTCTGATACGACGGCTTCTATGCTCCTCACGGGCAAGATGACGCGCATCGTCCTGCAGGCCGGCTACGTCGACAACTCGGCAGTGCTCTTCGACGGGAACATCATCGCCGCCAAGCGCATCCGACAGGGGACTGACGTGATCGTCTCGATTGATGCGGGCGACGGCGATAAGTCGTACAGCTTCGCGGTCGTTCAGCAATCGATCGCGTCAGGATACTCCAGCGCAGACGTCGCCAAGGCCTCGGTCACCGAGCTTCAGGCGAAGGGCGCACGAGGCGCAAGCGTCGACGCCATCAAGGCCGAAACCAAGTTCCCGAGAGGTCGCGTCATGTTCGGTGCAGCTCGCAAGTTCGCACGCGAAGTTGCGAAGACGACAGAATGCCAGTGGTCGATTCAGGACGGGCAAGTCGTCTTCTGCAAGGTAAAGTCCGCGACCGAGGGTGCGCAGGCTTTCCTGCTCTCGCCATCGAGTGGCTTGGTCGGAGCGCCAACGGTGGACAAAGACGGCGTCAAAGCTGCCTGCTGTCTCAATCCTCAGCTCCACATCTACGACCCGATTCAAATTCACAGCGAGTTTGTCGACGGCACCTACAAGATCCTGACAGTCAAGCATTCGGGCGATACGCACGGGAACACTTGGACGACAGAGATCTCCGGGACGCTGCTCGATGCCTCCACATCGGAGACAACGCAGACATGAGACAGGATGAACGCATCGCCTCGCAAGAGGAGATCGACGAGAAGCGCGGCGAGGACATCGCTTCGCAGATTCGATGCGCCATGCCGGCGATCGTCACGAAGGTGAACCTCGAGGCGCAGACTGTCGAGGTCAAGCTGGCGCTGCAGGGCAAGGTCGGAGACGAGGACGGCGGCATCAGCTTCGTCCAGTATCCAATTCTTCCCGATGTGCCGATCGTATGGCCGCGTGCCGGAGGCTTCGCTCTGACCTTCCCTGTGAAAGTCGGAGACGAATGCCTCGTCGTATTTGCTGACCGTTGCATCGACGCGTGGTGGCAGTCCGGCGGCGTGCAGAAGCCTATGGATGAGCGGATGCACGACCTCTCGGATGCCTTTGCCATCTTCGGGACGACGAGTCAACCGAAGCGCCTGCCGTCCGTCAAGAACAACGCAGTCGAGCTTCGAGACGACGATCGAGCAAACTGGATCAGCCTTCGACAAGGCTCACTCGATATCAACATCGAGGGGGAGACCACGGTTCACTGCGCCGATGCCACAGTCAATGTCGACGGACAGACGACGCTCAACTGTCCGACAAACACGATCAATGGGGACGTCCTCATTAACGGTCAGTTGAGCGTCTCGAAGACGATCATCGGTCAGGGCGGCTTCGTCATCTCCGGAGGCTCCGGCGCGACCTGCACGGTCACGGGGTCGATCGAAACGACGGGCGATGTGACGGCGGGCGGCATCAGCCTGCAGGGGCACGTCCACACTGAACAGGGCGACGGCAAGGATACGTCCGCCGCCAAATAGGGAGGCGTCATGCGCTACCGAAAACTCGATGCGGAAGGCGATATGGTCTTCGGTCACGGTCGGGACGACTACCTGAGCGAGACCGAGGCGGTCGCTCAGTCAGTGCTCACGCGCCTGCGCTTGTGGAAGTCCGAGTGGTATCTGGACACGGAAGAAGGGACGCCGTACATGACCGACGTGCTCGGCAAGGGTACGGAGTCGTCATCGGTTGCCGCCCTTCAGTCACGCGTCCTCGATACGCCTGGAGTGCGCAGCATCCTCGAAATTCATGCAACTCAGGATCCCGAGACGCGACAGGCGAGCTTCTCAATGACGCTCGACACCATCTACGGAGAGGTCACAGTCAATGGCTAAGAAACTGGAAGAGCTCGCCTACATCGACAAGGCGGGCTTTCATATTGCAGACTTCGAGGACTTCCTCGAGTACCACAGAGACGCGATGCGACGAATCTACGGATCTGACATCAACCTCGACGCGGACTCTCAGGATGGTCAGTTGGTTGCACACATCGCGCAGAGTCAATATGACATGGGCGTGCTTTGCGCGGCGGTCTTCAACGCCTACAGTCCATCAAGTGCTGTCGGCGAGAGTTTGTCCCGTCAGGTGAAGATCAATGGGATCAAGCGCCAGGCGTCAACGAACGGAAAGGTAGACTTGAAGATCATCGGCAAGGCCGGCACAGGCATTAAGAACGGTCGCGTTAGAGATGACGCTGACCGCCTGTGGATCCTCCCCGATCTCGTGACAATCCCGACTGGTGGCGAGATCGTTGTGACTGCCACATCTGAAGAGCCGGGCGACATCCGAGCAGCATCCGGATCTGTCTCGCGCATTGCGACGCCGACCGAAGGATGGTACTCGGTGACGAACGAGGCCGAGGCTACACCGGGTGTCGACGTCGAATCCGATGCGGCGCTACGTAGACGTCAGACCGTATCGACGGCCATGCCGTCGCAGACGGTACTTAAGGGAATCCTCGGCGAGATCCGAAACGTCGAAGGTGTGACGCGAGCAAAGATCTACGACAACGACACGAGCGAGCCTGACAAGAACGGGATCCCCGGTCATACGATCTCAGCAGTCGTCGAAGGCGGAGATGCGGCAAAGATTGCCGAGGTTATCCGCCGTCGCAAGTCGACCGGCACAGGGACGTATGGCACGACCGAGATCGTCGTAGTCGATCCTCAGAGTATGCCGATCACGATTCGATTCTTCAGACCATTCATCGCTCACGTCTACGTGCGTGTCACGGTGCGCCCGCTCACGGGCTTCTCGTCAACCTACGTCGAAGAGATCAAGTCCGAAATCGTCTCGCACATCAACGATCTCGGCATTGGGTCGACCGTCTACCTGTCGAAGCTGTACGTCCCGGCGAACCTCGCCGCGAACGACCACGACAACACCTACGACATCGACACGATCGAGATCGGTACGGATAAGGGCGCTCTCGCCGCGAAGAACATCGTGACGGCCTTCAACGCCGTTCCGTTCAGCCAGGCGAGCTACATCGAGGTCGTGACCAATGACGACGATTAATGACTATCTCGAGCGCGTGCCATCGCAACACCGCGATAGACCACGCTTCAGGGAGACGCTAACCGCTTTTCTGAGCCCGATGGTTCGACTGCAGGAGCTCCTTGATGAGACACCACGAAACTATGACGTCGACTTTTCCGTCGGCAAGCAGCTCGATGTCGTGGGCGAGTGGGTAGGCGTGAGCAGATATATCTCAGCGCCGCTCTCTGGCATCTACTTCGAGTGGGATGGGACGCGGTCGACCGGGTGGAACGCTGGGCAGTGGAAGGGACAGTATGACCCGTCCACGGGGCTTGTCGCGCTCGATGACGATACGTACAGATCGCTCATTCGGCTCTATATCGCCGCAAATCGGTGGGACGGAACGACTGATGGCGCTTACGATGCGTGGGAATCTATCTTCGATAGATCCGCAATCGTGATCGAGGACCATCAGGACATGAGCTTCACGATCGGCATCGCCGGGCGGCTCAATTCGAGCGCCCAAAAAGCAATCTTCACGACGGGTATGAGTCCCTTCAAGCCCGTGGGCATTCAAATCAAGATCTACTTCATTAGCTCAGACGGAACTTCGCCGCTTTTCGCTTGGGGCGTTCAAACAAGCGCCCTAGACGGCTGGGGGAGAGCCGCTTGGGCAGAGAAGTACGACATGACCTTAGACCGCTGAAATTCAGCGGTCTTTTTTATTGGGGGAAAAATGGCTTCAACAAACTTCGTCCGTTGGGCGTCGTCGCCTGGCGCACAGCTCATGTCGGACGACAAGTACAAAGCTGCCGCCGCGACCGGCCTCGTGCCGGGCATCGCTGACCTAGAGCAGGCGAACAAGTCCTGGCTACAGGCGAGCGCGATCGCCGAGGCGTTCGGCCATCTCGTTACGACCAACAAGGCCGCTTACGATGGCGTCGACTTCCTTGACACGGATACCGCCGAACAACTCGCCGAGAAGGTGTTCGCGGTCTTCGCAAAGCGTCTTCCGGGCGAGATCCCAAACAAAAGCATTGTCACGTCGAAGCTCGCTGACGAGTCCGTGACGATCGAGAAGCTCGCAAAGAAGCTCGACTTCGGCAGTTCTGAAATCCAGATCCGAGGAATGCCCTTGTCTCAGCTCAAGCTGGTGACGCTCAAAGACCGCGAGCTCGCTCTTGCGACGGATACCTTCCAGCTCTTCGCCGGCGACGGAAAGAGTCAAGGTGGAATCCTCATCGGTGGCGATACGGCAGCTCAGATCGTCGAGATCAGAGAGATTCTCGAAGCCCTAACCAACAGCGTTGCCAAGCTTGGCAGCCAGACGCAACCGTTCACGGAGTAAATCATGGCTATTTCAAATCCTTCTCTCACTCAGATCAAGCAGGCGCTGACGGAGATGCTTCCGAAGCTCAAGCCGTTGTCGGTTCCTACGGGCATGATCTCGGCGTTTCACACGGTTCCTGATGGATGGCTGCAGTGCAATGGCGCGGCAGTCTCGCGTACGACCTATGCCGCGCTCTTTGCCGTCATCGGGACGAAGTACGGCTCGGGCAACGGATCGACGACGTTCAACCTGCCGAATCTGCATCACAAGTTCATCGAGGGCACGAACACCACTTCCGAGGTCGGGAAGTCTGTGTCGGCTGGGTTACCGAACATCACAGGAGAATTTGTGGCGTCTGCTTACGTTCCCGTCGGCACCCAAA